CGGGCGTGTTGAAAGAGTTGAACGCGGTCTGCACGTCGCCCTCGAGCGTGGCGCCAGGCGTGCCATTCGTCTCGGTGCCGTCGGTGTTCCCGAGAAACCCCTTTGCAATGCGGCCGTCTTCCGTACCGAAGTACAGCTGCCCGTCGAGCAGCGCAGCGCACGTCATGGGCATACCGGAGAAGTCGCACCAAGCGCCGGTGTTCACGTTCATCGCGAACTGCTGGTAGGTTCCCGTCACCTGCTCCGGCAGCTTGATGATGAGGATGTCCTCGCTCGGCAGCAGGAACACGTCCCAGCTGATCGAGTTGATGTACGAGCGCACGAGCGGGATCAGCACCGACTGGATCTTTTGCGCCGGGCCGGGCGAGACATCGCTGAACTGACCGTTCACAAGGCGCGAGACGGGCACGAGCCCGAGCTCGGAGAGCATCATCACTTCGCCGCCATAGCCGGTGAAGAAGCGCCCGAACTTGGGCACCTTGCCGACGTACCAGACGCCGCGCAGCGCAAACTTCGACGGGTCAGACGGGTCGGTGCCCGTCCACACTCCGATGTCGCCCTGCGAGCCGACGACGACGAGGTGGTCGTCGATACCGACGCCAGCGTCGAGAGTCCAGTTGACAAGCCCGCGGATGTATCCGCCGTTGCGGAGTAGCGAGCCCATCTCAAAGCCCGACGCGGTGCCTGCAATTGCATCAACCGTGTCGAGGTAGTAAACGGTCGAGCTGTCCGACACCGTGAACCAGACGCGGTTCTTGAATACCGCGACCGTCTCAGGGCTGCCCGGCAAGCCTGTCACCGTTTGCTGCGTCCAGGTCGTGCCGTCAAATGTCCAGTATCCGGCGCCGGGCGAGACTGCAAGCAGATACATGCCGGCGCCGTTCGCAAACTGCGTGACGCTCCAAACGTCGTTCGTCGAGCCCGTCGCGCTCACGGCCACCGAAGGCGTGCCGCTCGTGACGTCGTAGATGTTTCCGCCCGCTGCGGCGAACAACTTGTTGTCGCCGATCACAGCGCCGTTGTAAGCAAAGATGGAATCGACCGAGCTGCCGACCGAGCTCGTGTGATACGTCCAGCCCTTGCGCAATTCGACGCCCGTCTGTCGCGGGATCAAGTTCGTCAGCACGAGCGCGTCCGTCGGCCTCATGTCGCTGATCGGGTCGCGATAGTTGAGCCCGCCCACCGGCGCAGGGATGTTGAATACCTGCAGCGTCTGCGCCGCTGCAGAGCGGCGCGGAGCTTTGAATGGGGCGAGCGGGACGAGCGGCATTTAGACCCCAAACCCCGTGTCGGGCGTGTTGGACAGCGGCTGGATGTACGGGTACTTGAAGCTGCGCGCCATCGTCAGCACGGGCGAGCCGCGCTCGTTGCCCTTGCGGTTCTCAAAGTTGACCTGGAAGTCGCGCATCGCGGCCGACGAATCGAAGCCCTTCATCTCGAGCCACTTCACCCGCGCGAGCAGCGTGACGAGGTAAGAGTCGAGCAGAATCGTGTCGCCGTTCTTGATTGCGCGGTTCTTGTAGAGCGATGAGTTGTCCTGATCGCGCACCCACGCAACCGACTGGTAGAAGAAACTCAGTGTTTGGGCCGGTGTGGGTGGCGACAGGATGTAAATCATGTTGTCCCGCACCTGCCAGTAGAACGACAGGGTCGGGAGCGTTTGACGGATCAGCAGCTGCTGCCAGAACTGCGGCGAGATCGGCCCAACGGCCGGCCACTGCATCGACGAGTTCCACTGCGTCTGATCGACGAACTCGTAGAAGTCTTCGGGCAGTGCAAAGCCCTGCTCGCTGATGCCTGGGCTGCTCGCGAGGATGCTGATGGTGTGGGTCTTGGTCAGCTCCTGCCAATCGTTGAGCGAGATTAGATCGAGCCCAGCGAGGTTGACAGCCTGCACCATCTGGACGACAGCGGGGTCAGTGTCCCCCGCCGGGTCCGCCGGAGTCGGAAAGCTCACCAGCTGCGCAACATTCTGAACGATCGCGGACAGCGTCGAGTCGTTGACAATCTGGAAAGCCATGCCGGTGTATTACTCCTCTGACTTCTTGCCCTTCGCGGACATCATCTTCGTGATCGCTTCGATCTGAGCCTGCAGCTCCTCGATCTTGCTATCGCGAGACTTCAGCTCCTCGTTCATCTTCTCGAGCGGGGCGTTGCCCTTGGCGAGCTCCACAAACGCCTTCGCGGCGCGCTTGTCCTCGTTGAACGAAAAGAAATTCTTGCCGACGTTGTCGTTCGCCTGCGCGAGCTGCTCGACGGTGTGAATGCCGAAATAGCGATATTCCTCAACCTTGGTCGGGGTCATCTTTGGCATCGACGAGAGCGGCGTGCCTTCGACGGCGTTGCCCTGGCCGAGCTTCCACTTCTCGTAGCGCGCGGCGAAACGAGCGGCGTCAAGCTCGTTGACCTGGCGGTCAATGATGTTCAGCTTGTCGCCGGGCACCATGATCTTGATGAAGTCGCGTTCCTCGTAGATCGCGCGGCCAGCTTCGGTGCTCTTCGCTGCGTTCAGCACCGGCTTGCGGTAGAACTGCACAAAGAGCTTGCCGTCCTCGGCAATGCGGCTCTCGTCGAGGCCGGGTGCGTTCTGCACCGTATTCCAATCTGTTGGCATCGTGGCGGGGATGTTCACTGGGTTTTCCTTCTGTGATTGTGAAAAAGGGACGGCGCAGGAATCACCCCGCACCGTCCCACTCTGCTGCTGAATTACAGCGTCGCGCCGACGGACGGGTAGTTGAAGATGGCGTCCGCGTTCGTGGCGGCAGCGCCGCCGGTCGCGGTGCCGAGCACCACACCAACGATCGCTTCCGAGCCAGCGGTGCCATCGTCATCAACCGCGCCAGCCGTGGCCGTGCTGTTGAGGCGAGTGCCCTTCGCAGCGCTCGCGAGCGTGCGCAGGGAGCCCTTGCCGTAGATCTGGAACCAGCCGTACTCGTTGTCCGCAAGCACAGCCTGCGCCGCACCAACGCGAGAGCCGTGGCCCGAAGCGCCCGGCGCGGTGTTGGTCGTGGTTGCCATCGCGAAGTCGAAGCCAGTGGCCTCAACGCAGAGATAGCCAGCGCCCGTCACGGCGCCATCAGCGCGGCCGTAGACGAATTCCTGGTAGCCGTTGACCGGGTCGTCGTAGCCACCGAGCGTGCCGAGCCGGAAGGCCGGGACGGCTGAAGCGGCTACAACCGCGGTCTTGTCGATTCCGATAATCTGACCAGACATGTTCAATTTCTCCTAAAAAAACCTTGATGAGTTAGGGGATCACCCAAACCCATCAAGGCAAGGGTGACCCCCACCACGGGGCCGATTAGTTCTGGATGCGACCCTGGAACTGCGCGCCCGAGCAAGTGAGGTTGCCGGCCCACGCGAGGATCTGGACTTCGGCGTCCTGATTGATCGCGTAGCGCTTGTTCGGCGACAGACTCACCATGTTGCGGTCCCGGTGCGGACGCATGAACAGGTACTTCGTGTTGAGCATGAAGCCCGTGTTCGCGGGGCAGAACCCACCGATGCCGCCGTCCAGGACCACGTCGGCGTCCATGAACTTGAGCGACGGGAAACCGAGGCTGCCGACCGAGGGGTCGGTGAAGCGCTGGTTGGCCTGCAGCGACGCGGTGTAGATGCCCCAGTAGGCCGAATCGAGCACGATGAGGTCGGGCCGATCCGAACCACGCACGAGCGAAGCCCACAGCGTGTTGAGGCCGGTCTGCATCTGAGCACCAGTCGGGGGCGGCGTCACGCCAGCGGTCGAGAAGTCGTACAACTTCGACTGCCAGAACGTCCAGGTGGCGCGGTCGATGCCACCGTAGGTGCCGGTGGTCGGGTTGGAGGGCACGGCGGCGTTGAGGCCGGTGACTTCCTTACCGCCCGAGCCGGTGCCGTCGCTGTAGATCGACGCGGCGAGCTTGTTCGCCATCGTGGCTTCGGCCACGTTGATGCGAGATTCGAGCAGGTCGATGAACGCCTCGCGGCCGCTGTTCTGCAGCTGCTCGAGGCCTGAGATCACGACCGGGCAGGCGAGCTGCTTGATCTGGAACTCGGCGGCGCTGATGACGTCCTGAGCCGCAACCGGCAGCAGGTCGTAGCCACTGTAGAAGCCGGCGTTGCCGTTCTCGGCAAAGCTCAGCTCCTGGAGGATGGTCGAGCCACCCGAGAACGTCTTCACGTTGCCGCGCTGGTTGAGGCGAGCAAGCAAAGCGTTGTTCTTGGTGACGTTGTCGGCGATCTGCCGGGTGCGCGACTGAATCGTAGTCGCGACGATGTCCGAAATGGACGAGTTTGCAAAAGCCATTGTGATGAAACTCCCACAAGAAAAAATGACAAGGGCTTACGCCCCACCAGTTTTCGTGTGGCCTACGCGAACCTGTTCAGTCCGGTATGTCGTAGGTGGGCGCTTTCGCGCTCCTAGAGCTTCGGTGGCTGTCGGTGCTTTGGCACACCGGAGAAAGTACAGTTTTTAGGCCGCACTTTCCCCGATGTGTTTATAGCATCATCGTGCGTTTGACGCAATAGCCGCTTCAATCGCAGAGCGAATATCGGACGGTTCGCTCTTCGGCGCACCGAGCGCGGGGGCGCCCGACACGCTTACTGCCGCCGCCTTGGCGCGCTGTGCGGCGCCTGACTGCTGCTGAGCGCCCTTCGCCTTCGCCCGGCCCTCGAGCACCGTGCGCACGCGCGGATTGGACAAGCACGCCTGGCGGTAGGCGTCCTGCAGAGTCAACTCACGCCCGCGGCGCTGGGCGAGCTCCATGATGTCCGCCATGTCCTCGCGGACGTCTTCGCCGAACTCGGCTTGCTGAAGGAACTGCTGCACCTCGTTCGCCGCCGCCTGCTGGGCCTGCTGCTGCTGGGCGAGCTGCGCCTGCTGGAACTGCGACATGAACTGCTGCACCGGCGCGAGCTGCTGCTGCAGTACCTGCTGCATTTGACTCTGCACCGGATCGGCGCGCGGCACCTCACCCG